GCGGCCAGGGCGACGACACCTACGCCAATCGCGGCCGCTCGCTGATCCGCGGGATCCTCGAGAGTGCGCGTGGCGTCGCCGCCAAGGACACGTCCGATCACGCGCGCGCCGCGCGCACGATCCGCGGCTACGGCGACCTCAACGGCATCGAGTTCCTCGCCCGCATCGGCGTCGAGAAGGACAAGGGCGAGCGCGACGAGCCGCGCAACGTCATCGCCGCGGCGATCGGGCCCGACCACGCCGAGTACGCCCGCCTGATGGGGGTGACGCCGCAGCCGTCCCTGCCCGGCACCGCACCGGTGGCGAGCGCCGCGCCGCCCTGGGCGGCCCCTGCGCCGCCGGCACCGGCGGGCAACGGCGCGCCGTTCTGGGCGCGCTGAGCGGGAGGCAGACCATGATCCCGCGCGACTACCAGCGGGCGGCCGTGGACGCCGCCCGCAGCAAGACGGCGGCGCACGGCAACACGCTCGTCGCGCTGCCCGTGGGTGCCGGCAAGACCGCGGTCGCCGGGTTCTACATCGGCGAGGAGGCGGCAGCGCAGCACGATGCGCGCTTCCTCGTGTTGCAGCACACCGACGAGCTGATCGAGCAGAACCGCGGCACCATCGGCCGGGTGGCCGGATTGCCGGCCTCGGTGGTCAAGGCCGAGCGCGACGACTGGTCGGGCCAGGTGATCTTCGGCAGCGTGCAGACGCTGGCCCGTGCGGCGCGCCGCGCGCGGATGGGCACGATCTCGCATCTCGTCATCGACGAGTGCCACCGCGCCGCGGCCGACAGCTACCAGGCGATCATCGCCGAGGCGCGTGCCGCCAATCCGGACGTGAAGCTGCTCGGTCTCTCCGCGACGCCGGAGCGCGGCGATGGCCGCAGCCTGCGCCGCACCTTCTCCAACATCGCCTACCACCTGCCGATCTCGGCGCTGATCGGCCAGGGCATCCTGGTGCCACCGCGCACCTTCACGATCGACCTCGGCATCGCCGACGACCTCGATCGCGTCGGTGCGGCCGGCAGCGACTTCGACATGGACGCCGCGGCGAAGGTGCTCAACCGCGCCATCCTCAACGAGGCGGTGGTCGAGCACTGGCGCGAGCGTGCGGCCGACCGGCGCACGATCGCCTTCTGCGCCACGGTCGCGCACGCCGAAGCGGTCGCCGCCGCGTTCCGCGCTGCGGGGATCACCGCCGAGACGGTGACCGGCGAGATGCCGACCAGGGAGCGGGCGGATCTGCTGGCCCGGTTCGATCGCGGCGAGGTGCAGGTGATCACCAACTGCATGGTGCTGACCGAGGGCTTTGACAGCCAGCCGGTCGGCTGCATCGTCGTACTCCGGCCGATGCTGCACCGGGGCACCTTTGTGCAGGCGATCGGCCGCGGCTTGCGCAAGGTCGACCCCGAGCGCTTCCCGGGCGTCATCAAGACCGACTGCATCGTCCTCGACTTCGCCGGTGCCGCGCTGCGCCATGGCTCGATCGAGCATGACGGCACGCTCGCGGAGGAGGACGAGCCCGAGCCGGGGCAGGCCCCCTACAAGACCTGCCCGTCATGCGAGGCGGAAGTGCCGATCGGCACGATCGCCTGTCCGTTCTGCGGGCATGTCTGGCAGCGGAAGATCCGCGAGAAGCGCCCGCTGCAGAGCTTCGCCCTGAGCGAGGTCGACATCCTGGACCGCTCGCCGTTCCGCTGGTGGGACATGCATGGCGACGGCCACGCGATGATGGCCTCCGGCTTCGACGCCTGGGCCGGCGTGTTCTTCGACGGCGAGCATTGGCACGCGGTCGGCAAGCTGCGCCAGGGGAGGCTGCGTCATCTCGGCGTCGGCGAGCACGCGCAGGTCCTGGCCGATGCCGACGACTTCCTCCGCCAGGCCGAGACCGGGGCTGCCGCCACCAAGAGCCGGTTGTGGCTGAACCACCCGGCGAGCCCGCGGCAGCGCGAGCTGCTCGCGCGCGCCGGTGACGCCGATCCGGCGCTCGACTTCGGGCTGTCGAAGTATGCCGCGAACTGCCGGCTGAACTTCCTCTGGAACCGATCGCAGATCATCGCCGCGGTGTTCCCGAGCGGTGTGGGTCGGGTTCCCATCGCGGCAAGCCGCGATGGGGTCCCGGGGAGGGCGGCATGAGGGAGCTGCTGCGCGATGCCGCTCGCTCCCGCGCCCTCCGTGCTCTGCGCCGTCTGTCGTCGCCGGGCGCGTGGCTTTGGCTGGTTCGACCCGATACCGACCAGATCGCCACGGCGGTGGGCCTGGTTCTGCTCCATCACCTGCCAGGAGTTCTGGTCGCGCTCGGCGGAGCGGTCGCCCGGTATGGTTGACCTGACCGAGCAGGAGCGCGCCGCACTGCGTGCGGCGATGCGCGCCATGGCGGAGGTGATGGCCGAGATCGGCTGGACCACGCCCTTGAACGCTCTTTCCGAGCAGCAGGTTCTGACACTCGCCGAGGTGGCGGTCGACGCCTTCCAGGACGCGATGCGCGTGAGCATCAAGCCGGACGTGCCGGAGGTGCCGTTCTGATGACGGACGCCCCCCTCGACTTCAATCATCGTCCGAAGGCGCCAACGGCCGGCGAGGTGATCAACGGGCTGATCGACGCGGCGCTGGTCACGGCGAACGGCGAGCGGCCGCGACGGGCGTATCTCGGCGGATCGCGTCTCGGCGATCCCTGCGCCCGCCGCCTGCAGTACGAGTTCCTGGACGTGCCGTGTGATCCCGGCGCGCAGTTCTCGGGGCAGACGCTGCGGACTTTCGCGATCGGCCATGTGTTCGAGGACCTGGCGATCGGCTGGCTGCGGCGCGCCGGGTTCGACATCCGCACGCGCAATCGCGCGGGCGAGCAGTTCGGCTTCTCGGTCGCCGGCGGGCGCATCCAGGGGCACATCGACGGTGTGGTGGTCGCCGCCCCCGCTGCGGCGCAGGGCATCGTCGTGGTGCCGGCGCTGTGGGAGTGCAAGTCGGCGAACGCACGCAACTGGAGGGAGATCGCACGACGCGGCGTGGCGGCGGCGAAGCCGATCTACGCGGCGCAGGTCGCCCTCTATCAGGCCTACATGGGCCTCACGGAGGCGCCGGCCCTGTTCACCGCGGTGAACAAGGACACGAGCGAACTGCACCACGAACTCGTGCCGTTCGACGCGGCGCTGGCGCAGACGATCAGCGACAAGGGGGTGCGCATCCTGCAGGCCTGCGACGCCGGCGAGGTGCTGCCGCAGGTTGCCGCGGAGCCGGGCCACCCGGAGTGCGCGTATTGCGCCTGGCGCGCGCGGTGCTGGTCATGACGGCATCGGCGACCGAGCACGCCGCCGCGCCCGATGCGGAGATGATCGCGACCTATGCCGAGGTCGTGTTCGGCTGGTGCGAGGGCTGGGTGGCGGTCCGCGCGCTGGGCGAGAAAGGCGGGCCGGACCGCCCCCCGCACACACCGTTCCTGCCGGCCGATGCCGATCTGGCGGCGAAGCTCACCGTGCAGGCGCGCTGGGCCGCCGAGGCCGGGATGGCGCTCTTCGTCATCCCAGGCACGGTGGGCGGACCGGGCCAGGCGAGCGCCGACGACGTCGCCCAGATGCAGGTGGTGCTGGTCGACCTCGACCACGGCGACATCGCCGCCAAGCGCGCGCACCTGGTGCAGCATCTCGGCGGGCCGACGCTCGAGGTCGCCTCTGGCGGGGTGACCGCGGACGGCCAGGCCAAGCGGCATCTCTACTGGCGGCTCACCGAGCCGGCGAGCGGCGATGACCTGGTGACGCTGTGCCGGCTTCGCCACGCGATCGCGGTGAAGGTCGGCGGCGATCCGGCGTTCCGCTCCGCGCATCAGCCGATCCGTGTGGCGGGTTCGGTGTACGCGAAAGGGGGTGCCACCCGTCCGGTCACCATCCTCGACTCGAGTCCGCGCGATCATGATCTGACCGAGTTCGCCGAAGCCGTGATGGCGATGCCGCCGCTGCCCGGGATCGGCAGCGAGGTCGCGACGGACACGGCCGCCCACCCCTTCGACTTCAATGGTGCAGGCCCGCCGCGCGGCGACGTGACCGAGCTGTTCGGCCAGCGCGTGCGCGAGGGCGGCGCCGACGGCGTGACACGGTTCGAGGCGCTGTCGCGCATCATCGGCTACTGGATCCGGCGTTGCCGCGAAGGGCACGCCACACCCGCCCAGGCGTGGCAGGAGATCCGCGACTACAACGCAGCGCGCATCGATCCGCCCTGGCCCGAGGATCGGCTGCGCCAGGAGGCGGAGCGGCTCTGGCAGCGCGACGCAGCCAATCACGCCGAAGGCGTCGGGGACGATCCCAGGCCCCAGCCCGGGGACGATGACGTCCTGCCGGTCGGCTTCACCGAGGATGCGCTGGCGGCCGAGTTCAGCGAGCTCCATGGTGACGACTGGCGCCATGTCGCGGTCTGGGGCGCCTGGCTCACCTGGACCGGGGTGCGGTGGGAACGCGAGGGCACGCTGCGCGCCTTCGACCTCGCCCGCGGCGTCTGCCGTGCCGCCGCGAATCGCGCCAACAGCGCCAAGGTCCGCACCAGGCTCTCACAGGCCTCGACCGTCGCCGCGGTGGAGCGGCTCGCGCGCGCCGATCGCCGCCACGCCACCACCGCCGAGGTGTGGGATCGCGACCCCTGGCTGCTCAACACGCCGGCCGGGGTGGTCGATCTGCACAACGGGACGCTCGGCCCGCACGACCGTGGTCTCCACATGACCAAGCTCACCATGGCAGCGCCCCAGGGCGAGTGCCCGGCCTGGCTCACCTTCCTCGTCCAGGTCACGGGCGGAGACGCGGATCTCCAGGCCTACCTGCGCCGCGTGGTCGGTTACAGCCTGACCGGCGTCACCACCGAGCACGCGCTGTTCTTCCTCTACGGCACCGGCGCCAACGGCAAGTCGGTGTTCCTGAACACCATCACCGCGATCGTCGGCGACTACGCCTCGGTCGCACCGATGGACATGTTCATGGCGACCCACGGCGAGCGCCATCCCACCGACATGGCCGGGCTGCGGGGTTCGCGCATCGTCACCTCGATCGAGACCGAGCAGGGCAGCCGCTGGGCGGAGAGCAAGCTGAAGGCGCTCACCGGCGGCGATCGCATCACCGCGCGGTTCATGCGCCAGGACTTCTTCGAGTTCGTCCCCCAGTTCAAGTTGCTGGTCGCGGGCAACCACAAGCCGTCGATCCGCAACGTCGACGAGGCGATGCGGCGGCGGCTGCACATGGTGCCGTTCACCGTCACCATCCCGCCGGCCCAGCGCGACAAGCGCCTGCCCGAGCGGCTGCTCGCCGAGCGTGACGGCATCCTCGCCTGGGCGCTGCAGGGCTGCCTGGAATGGCAACGCGTCGGCCTGCGACCGCCTCCGTCCGTCCTCGCCGCGACCGACGAGTACTTCGAGGCCGAGGATGCCCTCGGGCGCTGGATCGAGGAGTGCTGCGAGCGTGTCGCGAGCCACGTCGAGACTACGGCGACGTTGTTCGCAAGCTGGAAGGTCTGGGCCGAGGCCAACGGCGAATACGTCGGCTCGGTACGGCGGTTCTCGGACAGCCTGCTGAACCGGAACTTCGAGCGCGACCGCGAAAAGGCAGCGCGAGCCTTCCGAGGCTTGCGCGTCCGAACACCGGTCGTCCCTTCAGACCCCATGCAGTTCTGAGCGGCAGGCGGCCATGAGGAACACGCACCGGTCACACAGACTCCTTGCGGTGACGCAACTGACACAGCCCTTCGTAATCACCGTCACGCGCGCACGCACGCGCGCGCGAACAGGTATTTCCGGAGTCTGTGTCAGTTGCGTCACCAGAACGACGACGTGGCCCACCGGCCCCCGTCGCCGATCCTCCACCAGCAGCCGGGCAGCGACGGCGAGCTCCGCCAAGAACCGCGCCGTCGCCGCCCTCACCACCACGATCCCCTCTCGGAGACCATCATGGCTCTCGCGACTCTGACTCCGCCCGCGCCCGACGCAAGCGGCGGCATCATCGCCCCGCTCCCCGTCGCCCTCGCACATCGCGCCGTGCTCGCCCTCGACCTCGGCACCACCACCGGCTGGGCGCTGCGCTCCCGCGATGGCGGCATCACCTCCGGCACCATGACCTTCAAGCCGAGCCGGTTCGAAGGCGGCGGCATGCGCTACCTCCGCTTCCACCACTGGCTCGGCGAGATCGCCTGGCTCGCACGCGGCTTGCAGCGGGTCGTGTTCGAGGAGGTGCGAGCCCATGCGGGAACCGACGCGGGACACATCTATGGCGGTTTCCTCGGCCTCCTCACCGCGTGGTGTGAGCAGCGTGGTGTTCCCTACGAGGGCGTCCCCGTCGGCACGATCAAGCGCTTCGCGACCGGCAAGGGCAACGCGGATAAGGCGGCGATGATCGCAGCGATCCGTGCACGCGGCTTCGACCCGGCGGACGACAACGAGGCCGACGCGATCGCGCTGCTGCTCTGGGCCACCGAGAGCCACGGAGGGCACGCCTGATGCTCCCCGGTGCTCCCATGCCGCCGCGCTCGTGCCTGCATCGTGCGAGCAGTCCCACGACCGCGACGGAACTCGATGCCATGCGTCGGCGGGTCTGGCGCGAGCAGGGCGTGGTCTCGCTCGCGATCGACGACGTCACCGATCCCTGGCTGCGCCAGGCGCTGATCAACGAGGCGACGAAGCGCTGGGGCGCGCGTGGAGGTGGTCATGGCGCGTAAGGGGAAGCAGGCCGTACGGCCGCCGCGGTTGGACGAGCCCACGACGTGGCGGCTGCAGCATGGCGCGGTGAGCGAACCGCAGCGCATCGCCGATCCGGACACGGGCACGCCCGTGGCGGTGCGGCGCACGATCGATACGCTCGGCCAGATGCTGGCGAATGCGACCATCACGCCCGAGATGCACGAGGCCGGTTGCATCTTCCGCACCCAGTTCCGGCTCGCCTCGCTCGATCCGCTGCGCGCGCGGTCGCTGATCCGCCTGCCCGGCAGCACCGGCGACAGCGTCACCGAGCACCAGGCAGCTTCGCGCCAGCGCGTCGCCCGGGCCCTCGCAGCGCTGGGAGGCTCCGGCAGCCCTGCCGGCTCCTGCGTCTGGCACGTCGTGGGCTGCGAGACCTCGGTGCGCGAGTGGGCGATGCGCCAGGGTTGGGGCGGCAGGCCGGTCCCGGCCTCGCAGGCGCAGGGCATGCTGGTCGCTGCGCTGGCCGTGCTCGCGGGGCATTATGGCCTCACGCGCCGGATCGAGCGGAGATTGGCTGGCTGACAAAGCCATTCTGCTCCGCTATGCCTCGCGCCCCCGTAACGGAGAATCGAGCGTATGTCGAAGCAGTTCCTCACCGACGTGATTGTCGAGACGACCGAGATGCCGAAGGCCACAGCCGGGCACCTCGCCGATGCCATCATCACGGCGATCACCGACGAGATCGTCACGAGCGGCCGGTTCACCATTCCCGGCTTCGGTGCATTCGTGGTGCGCGAGACCCCGAAGGGGACGCGGCGCAATCCGCGCACGGGCGAGAAGGTGCAGGTGAAGGCGGGCGCGACGGTGCGGTTCAAGGCGAGCCCTGCGCTGAAGGCGGCGGCACTCGCCGGCGCGAAGAAGGCCAAGCGCAAGGCGGCGAAGGGCTGAGTCCGCGTCGGGCGTCGTGAGCGTGGTGACGCCCGATCATCCTTCGCGAGCGAAGAGAAACGTGCTCGCGCGCAAGAATGTCGTGTTGTCGAGTGAAACTCACATCTCGTACTCTGTCGCTACTCGGTGATGTTGTGCCTGCGGGCCATCGGATCGGGTGCGGGACTCAGGTGAGCGTAGTCCCGCGTGTTGGAGCGGAAACGATCGTTCGGCGGAAAGCCGCAGAAACCTTGGACACTTCGGAGTACGGAACGAACGGCAAGAGACGATAGCGCAACGGACGGCTCGGTAAGCCGCAGAAAACATGGTTCCTTCTGGCACCGTTCCTTATGCCGGGGGCGGGCGCGCCGGACCGGCCTAGCGCCAGCCGGAAAATATGGTTCGCAGTTCGCAGTTTTCCCACGTGATTTCAACGAGTTGGCTGCGAACCATCGGCCGCATGGTTCGCAGCCTGTCCCAATGATTTCAGCACGATAAGTGCGAACCATGGGCCGCATGGTTCGCACCTGGTTCGCACTCCCTTCAAACCTGGATGGTGCCGATGCAGCTGCCCTGGATGGCCGCGAAGATCGTGCTGCGCCCGGCGGCGGAGCTGCGCGCGCATCCCGGCAATGCGCGGGTGCACAGCGCGGCGCAGGTCGAGCAGATCAAGGCCAGCATGCTGGCCTTCGGCTTCACCAATCCGCTGCTGGTCGACGAGCACGGCGTGCTGATCGCCGGGCACGGGCGTCTCGAAGCGGCGCTCGCGCTCGGCATCGCGCGGGTGCCGGTGATCGTGCTCCGGCATCTCTCGGCGGCGCAGAAGGAGGCGCTGCGGCTTGCCGACAACCGCATCGCGGAGAATGCGACCTGGGACCAGGCGCTGCTGCGCGAGGCGCTGGCCGCGGTGCAGGCGGCGCCGGACCTCGACCTCGCTGCGCTCGGCTTCTCGGCCGACGAGCTCGCCGCCATCCTGGCCGCGGCGGATGCCGTGGTGGATGCTGCGCCGGCGGAGGAGCAGCCGGACAGCGCGTCCTCGGACGCGGCCGGCGCCGCGCAGGCCGCGGATGACGCCGAGCCTGACCCGGCGGACGCCGAGCCGGAGGCGCCGCGGCGGTCCGTGACGCGGCCGGACGATCTCTGGCTGCTCGGCGAGCATCGGCTGCTGTGCGGCGACAGCACGGACGCAGCGAGCGTGGCGCGCGTGATGGCGGACGATCGTGCCGCGCTGCTGTTCACCTCGCCGCCCTATGGCAGCCAGCGCGACTACACCACGGGTGGCGTCTCCGACTGGGACGCGCTGATGCAGGGCGCCTTCCGCCACGTGTCCGACGTGATGGCCGAGGATGGCCAGGTGCTGGTGAACCTCAGCCTGATCCACCGCGATGGCGAGTGGGTGCCGTACTGGCGCGGCTGGCTCGACTGGATGCGTGCGCAGGGCTGGCGTCGCTTCGCGCTCTACGCGTGGGACCAGGGGCCGGGCCTGCCGGGCGACTGGAACGGCCGGCTCGCGCCCGCCTTCGAGCTCGTCTTCCACCTCAACCGCACGGCGCGGCAGGCGAACAAGATCGTGCCCTGCAAGTGGGCGGGCGACCCGCTGCACATGACCGGGCTGCGCCGCGCCGACGGGACGATGAGCGGCTGCACCCACGAGGGGCGGCCGATCCAGCCGTTCCGTGTGCCGGACAGCGTGCTGCGGATCACCCGGCACAAGGCGCGCGGGATCGAGACCGAGCATCCGGCGGTGTTCCCGGTGGCGCTGCCGGAGTTCCTGATGCGCGCCTACACCGACGCGGGCGAGGTGGTGTTCGAGCCGTTCGCCGGCTCGGGCACGACGATCCTCGCGGGGCAGCGTACCGGGCGCCGCGTGCGCGCGATCGAGCTCGCGCCCGAGTACGTCGATCTCGCGATCGCGCGCTTTCGCATGCTGCATCCGGACGTCCCCGTCATGCTCGCCGGCGATGGCCGCGGCTACGACGCGGTGGCGGCCGAGCGCGCCGAGGCTCTCGCCGATGCGGCCTGATCTGCGCGTGGAGAGCATCCCGCTCGACCGGGTGCTGCCCTACGCCGAGAACGCGCGCACGCATTCGGCCCAGCAGGTGGCGCAGATCGCCGCCTCGATCGCCGAGTTCGGCTTCGTCAATCCGGTGCTGGTCGATGCCGAGGGCGTGCTGATCGCCGGCCACGGCCGGGTGATGGCGGCGCGCCGGCTGGGTCTCGCCAGCGTGCCGGCGCTGCGGCTCGGGCATCTCTCGCCGGCACAGGCGCGCGCGCTCCGCCTCGCCGACAACCAGATCGCGCTCAACTCCGGCTGGGACGAGGCGCTGCTGGCCGCCGAGATCGCGCGCATCCGCGACGAGGCGGTGGTCGATCTCGACCTGCTCGGCTTCTCCGGCATCGAGCTCGACCGGCTGCTCGCCGCCGCGGAGGATGGGTTCGACGGGGACGCCGACGACGCCCCGCCGCCGCCCGTCACGCCCGTCACCCGTGCGGGCGATCTCTGGTACTGCGGGGACCATCGCCTGCTCTGCGGAGACGCCACGGTGCTCGCCGACGTGCAGCGTGCCCTTGGCGATCGTTCGCTTGCCGACATGGCCTGGACAGACCCTCCCTACAATGTGGCCTACGAGGGCGGCACCGCCGCCAGGATGACCATTGCCAACGACGCGCTCGGTGCCAGCTTCCTCGACTTCCTCCGCCCGGCGCTGGCCAACCTGCTGCAGGTGACCAAGGGTGCCTGCTACGTCTGCATGTCCTCCTCCGAGTGGCCGACCCTGCACCGCGCCTGGCAGGAGGCCGGCGGCAAGTGGTCGAGCACGATCATCTGGGCGAAGAACACCTTCGCGCTCGGGCGTGCCGACTACCACCAGCAGTTCGAGGCGATGCTCTATGGCTGGCGGCGCGGGGCGCAGCACTACTGGTGCGGCGCGCGCGACCAGGGCAACGTCTGGCACTACGACAAGCCGGCGCGCAACGAGCTGCATCCGACCATGAAGCCGGTGGCGCTGGTGGAGCGGGCGATCCGCAACAGCAGCAAGCCGCGCGACACGGTGCTGGATCCGTTCGGCGGCTCGGGCACGACCATGATCGCGGCCGAGCGCACGGGGCGGCGTGCGGTGCTGCTCGAGATCGACCCGGCCTATGCCGACGTGATCGTGCGGCGCTGGCAGGAGGCGACGGGCGAGGCTGCCGTGCTGGCGGGCGAGGATCGGGTCTTCGCCGACGTCGCCGCCATGCGCGGCGCGGATCATGATGTGATCGACGCGGCCTGATCATCGCAATCTTCGGATCGCTCGCCCCGCTTGGCTCACGCGCGGCACAGCGCGAATGGTCCTCACGTGCGCAGAACGATGCGCCGAGCAACACAGAGGACCACGATGATGAGCACCAGCAAGCCTGCCCCGCTCCGGATCATCTTCGACTCCCGCGAGTTCGAGCTCTCGCACGGCAGGGCGCCGCGCGGGCGCGGCTCCTGGGCCTTCTCGCAGTACCGGCGCCCCGACCCGCTGTCGAAGGATGTCCACTTCTCGCCCGGTGGCATGACGCTGGCCGAAGCGCGCAAGTGGTTCGTCGCCCGGCTGCGCGCGATGGGCGTCGAGGGCGAGCACGTGATCTACATCCTGCCCTGACGCGGGTTCGAAGATGATCGGGCGCCGCCGCACAACGCAATCTTCGGATCGCTCCCCCCGCTTGGCTCACGCGCGCCCCAGCGCGAATGGTCGCGCACCAACCGCACGGAGGGTGCCATGACCGACACCGACACGAGCCCGCAGACCACGACCCGCACGCCCACGACGCCGCGCACCGCGGACGGCAAGGTCGATTTCGTGGCCCTCAGGCGGCTCTGCGCGACGCTCGAGATCCCGACGCAGATCAAGGCGCGCGGGCGGATCTGCGGGATCGCCGGCATCGAGGGTGACACCGTGATCTACCACGCCCGCCCCGCGCGCCAGATCACGCGGCGGGCGCAGCATCGCCCGGTGACGGTGCGCCTCAGCCTGGCCGAGGCGCAGGCGCAGCGCTGAGCGGAGGGGGACGATGATCACGATCCACCACCAGACGCTCCGCGCGGGGCTCACGCGCGCGGTGATCGCGCGGGCGTGCGATGCCGGCGACCGGGCGGTGAGGGACCCCGGCTACCGGTGCCTGGCGGCGTGGCGGCTCGGGCGGCAGGCGCCGCCGGAGGACTGGCGCCTGGTCCGCGAGTTCGCCGACTGAGGGGAGCGACGACGATGAACGCGACCTACACGATCGAGTTGCAGCGCACGCGCGACGGCTGGGTGTGGGGCATCGACCAGGAGGTCGACCGCGGTCCGGCCGCGGGTATCCCGAGCCGCTACGAGGACGGCGAGACGGCCTTCCCCACCGCCGCCGAGGCCGCTGCCGACGCGGAACGACGGATCGAAGAGATCCGCGCCGGCAAGCACCGCCGCCTGACCTGACGCGGGGCTCCCCCGCACCGCCCCGCGCGGGTGCCGCCCGCCGGGGCTCGGGATCGTAGGGGGCGGCATGGGGCCGCCCCCGAACAGGAGCCCCGAACGATGACCCTCTCCGATACGCACCTGCTGGTCCTGAACGCCGCCGCGGCGCGCCAGGACAAGCTGGTGCCCCGGGTGCCCATCGCGGCAAGCCGCGATGGGGTCCCGGCGAAGCACAAGCGGCTGCCCGGCGCGTCGCTGCAGAAGGTGTGCGCCGCGCTGGTGAAGCGCGGCCTGCTCGCGGAACTCTCGGGCGTCTCGCCGGACCCCGAGGTGCTGCACGTGAAGACGGAGCTCGGCATGACCGAGTACGCGATCACGCCCGCCGGGCTGCGCGCGATCGGCGTCGATGATGACTGCCGCTCCGCGTCGACTTCGTCTCCTCCCTACGGCGAGGAGTTGCCGAAGGACGTGCGCGCGGGCGTCGATCCGTTCCTGATCGAGGGTCCGGACAACAACCCGCCGGACGAGGCCGACACGGCGCCCACGGGCGCGCCGGACGCGGCGGAGGCCGCTACCCCCGCGGCGGACGCGACGGCGCGCCCCACGGCCACCACGGCGCCAACGCGAGGCGGCCTGAGCGCCGCCGCCCGGGCGGTGCTCGACGCCTGGGAGGACGAGGAGAACCGCGAGACGGATATCGTCGCCGCCCTCGATGGCCCGATGGAGGCGCTGCGCGCGGCCCTTGCCGGCCCCACGCGCGCCCGCCGCGAGCCCGGTGCGCCGCGCACGGCCCGCGCGGGCACGAAGCAGGAGGCGGTGCTCGCCCTGCTGCGGCGTCCCGAGGGCGCGACGATCGCCCAGATCATCGACGCCACCGGCTGGCAGTCGCACACCGTGCGCGGCTTCCTCGCCGGGCTGAAGCGCAAGGGCATCACCGTCGAGGTGCTCGAGCGGGTGCGCCAGGTCGGGCCCAACAAGGAGGGCGCGAAGGGATCGTACTCGGTGTATCGGATCGCCGGTTGAGGCCGCGGACGATGAGCGACTTCATTCTGCGCATCCGTACCACCGGGCCAGCGTTCCAGCACTGCCCGACCGCGGAGATCGGGCGCATCCTGCGCACCCTCGCCGAGGAGCTCGACCGGCTCCGCTTCGCCGGCGCCTGGCCGCGCCCGCTGCACGACAGCGACGGCAACCGGGTCGGCCAGGCGGAGTTCGTGTTCACCCCGCCCGAGGGTTGATCCGCCGCACTCACGCCGCCGCCCGCCCGGGCGGCGGTGCTGCGTTCGGCGAGAACGCAATGTTATGATCGCGCACTCAACTTGGCTGCGCGCCGCACCAGCGCGAATGGTCCGTCACGGCGGGGAATGGCCCTCGCCGTGATGGAGGTCCCAATGCCACTGATCCGCCTGACCGACGCGACGTACAAGACCATCGCGAGCATCACCATCGGCACGTTCCGGTCCACGGGGCAGCGCCAGCCCGACGGCACCTGGCTG